CTCAGCAGGTATGTATATAGCCACTTGACGGCCTAAATTCGGGTCGTAGTACACCTTTTTGAAGGCTGAACCGGCTAAACCTAGGCTGTACAGCATCCTTTCATGCTCGGGACGGTACTCGGTCATTACCTCAGTCAGCTCGTAGTTCATGTCAGTCTTGACACGAAGGGCTGCATCTTCCTTCTCGCGGGTAATCTCACCCAGAATCTTAGTCTTAACTGGCCCCGAAGCAGGGAACGTCTCGCTCATGGCTTCAGCTTGGAAGCGAATAGCCGCTTCAGCCAGAACTGTACTGTACACACCGCAGGCATCTTCCCACGGGCTAGACCGCTGTTCCATTTTAAGGCCGACGGTCTCTAGTCCTTTAACAAAAGTATCTGCCCACTCTTTACGTGAGTTAACATCCGAATCAACTGAGCCAACGAGATCGTTAGCCAACTTAGTAAGTGCTCGGTCGTCGAGGTACTCGGCAAGGTTAGAGTCAAACTCCGCTTCTTCTAAACCCTCTACTTCTTCCCCGAAGGTAATCTCAACACTGCCATCTTCCAACACTACTTCAACGCCCTCGTCAGACATGACATCTATCGCTAGCATGGCTTCGCCTTCTTCCATGTCCTCGATGCCTTCCGGCAAGTCGTATAAACCTTTCTCAATTGCCATCTTAAGTATCCTTAGTAATATCCGCCAAGCCGTTGCTTGAAGTATTGCTGTTCTTCTGGCTCATCTGTAGGGAGAGATATGAACCCTCCTTGTCTAAAACGCATTAAAGCCATAACAGTGGCATCCACTAAGTCATCGTTAGACATAAACGGAAAGCCCGCTACTTCTTCGACTAGCTCTTCCGCCCAACGTGTTTGTGGAACCCATACAAGTCCAGAGCGTACTATATCAGCAACCGAATTTAAACGCGCTGTCTTATCTCCTGAACCCCGGTGAGGCGTGTACTCTTGCACCATAAGTCCAGACCTACGCATCTCTTGGTACAGCGGCGTACCACTACTCTTCTTCTCCACTATGAACGCATCAGGTTCCCACTCATTATACTCGGCCCATGCCAGCTCTTTTAGTTCAGGAAACTCAAGCCGTTTTTTAATTGCGTTAAGCAGGATGATGCCGTAGCAGTCTTCCTCCTCGTTAAAAAATACTCCCCACGTAGTTAGTGCAGTGTAGTCAGCGCGGTTGTTCTTCTCTGCTGCCGCGTCCAGCGTCATTATTAAATACTCACACTTGGGAGGTTCTTCAGCCGTCCACTCTCTCCACCACTCGCGTTTAACTATCGCCGCTTCTTCTGCGGTAGGTTTTTGTTGATACTGCGAGTTCCACTGGAACATCGGCATCGACGCTTTGGTACGGTGCAACGCGGGCAGATCGAAAAAGGCAGGCCACAACGGCTTCTCTTTAATAGCCCCGTCATCTTGCTCGACTTCTAATATTGCCGGAAACTCTACTACCTCATACTTATCCGCTAATTCATTCTGCGCCATATCCTTAGTAACGCGCCCTGTCAGGTCGTCCAGATGCCACCGCGTTTGTACTATCGCAATACGCCCTCCGGGCATCAGGCGTGTACGTGCCCCGAACGTAAACCACTCGTAGGCTTTATCGAAAACATCCAAGTTCCCGTTAATAATATCCTGCTCGTTGTGCGGGTCATCCACCAGCAGTAAGTGAGCACCGCGACCGGCCAGCGCCGAACCTACTCCACAGGCAAAATATTCACCGCCTGCACTCGTGTTCCAACGCCCCGCCGACTTGCTGTCTGAGGCTAGCCGTACATCTGGAAAAATCGCTTGGTAGTCTGGAGTTGATATTAAGTTACGCACCTTACGTCCGAAGTCTACGGCGAGGTCTGTGGTGTGCGACACCATCAGTACCTTCTTATCGGGGTTGCGTCCTAAGAACCACGCTGGAAAATAAATAGAAATAAGTTGGGACTTGCCGTGCCGTGGGGGCATATTCACACATACCCGGTCCTTGCCTACGTCTACCCCGTCCTCAGTCTCTTCCGCGTATTCTTTACCCTGTTCAATCTCCATCAGGAGATTCGCTAAAATTCTGTGGTGCTTGCCGACCTTATAGTCTGACTGCATCGCCTTACAGAACTCTATCAAATCTAAGTATGCCGCCTCAGCGCGCTGCCTTGTCTCTAACTCCTCTACTAGCTTTAGGATTTCTCCCTGCTCGTCAGAAGTGTAGCTGTCTAAATTTTTAAGAAGCAGGTCTACTTCTTGGGCTGTGAACTGTGTAGGGGCACGGATAACGTTTAAGTTAGTCATTCGCTACTTCATACACACCGTCAGCGTTCTGCTTCATGATTTCTAGTTTCGCCCTTAACTTCTCACGTAGTTCGTCAGCGTTCTGGTGCGTCACTGTAATTTCTTTACGTTCTGTAAATAACCCTACATCTGTCATCTTACCCAAAAGCTCTAAGGCACGGATTCTTAAGCGGCCATCTGGATTTTCTGTTTCTAGGATAAGTTTGTTGACGACCGTATGGCGTATTTCAGCCGCGTGCTTAGCTACAACATGCCCGAATTCTCTAAGCACAGCGTCGGTTTGACGCAGAGCTGCTGGGGTTAGCTCTGACATACGGGAGTTCGTAACTGCTTTGGAGGTCTTTTCGATGTCTTCGGCGTAGGAGGCTAGCAAAGTAGCGGCCACATCGTTATCTATATCGTCTGGGGTTGCGTCCAGACCGTGCTCTTCTAGCTGTTTTATAGTATTACACGCCGCTTCGGCACGTTGGCGCAAATCCATATAGGAAATACCGTCGGGTATCTCAATACCAAACTCAGGCGTGAGTGCTATTGCCATCTATGTAATACCTTTATGCAAGCTGTGAAGCTGTTTGGCGAAGTATAAGAGGTTGTAGTGTGGGGTGCAAGAGCAAGGGGCAAGGACGCAAATAGAAAGTTTCGGTCCTTGTCTGCTTTTTGCAAAAAATTTCTTTGGGTTTTGGTTTTATTTAGCACGGGGGGCATTCTGACTAGCTAGGGGGTGGGGTAACTTGTTCTGGGTTCGCACACTTGCCCGGGGGGCCTTATGTGTCATTGAATAACTGGATATCTGAAATAACTGGCTAACTCAACTGTCATGCGGGTTTTGGGTAAAAAGTATTGAAAATTACCCAGAAACCAAATCATTTCTGCGTAATAGTATGTATACAGGCGCGCGTAACTTTTTGTCAGCTCGCGGGGGGTGGGGGGGTGGTGGGGGCAAGCAATGGGCGATCACACTAAACCATAATAGAACATACTCAAATAAAATGCAGAACACCCTACTATAACTTGTTCCTATAGGGTCTAATAGTCACATCGTTTCAGCAAAGAGGCGACACGCGCAATTATGCGCACCCTGCTTACATATGTAAGCAACAACGGAGTTACTATGAGTAAATCTATTAAGTTCAAAGCAATTATGTTTACAGCAGTTCAAACAGCACTAGGGGTTAACGCGATAAGCACTCAGGAGAATGCAGTGATAGCAAAGGCAAAATTCTTTAACTCTATTAAGAAGAAGGTAACACTTGATACCCTTGATCGTTCTAGGCAGGCCTTCATCACTATGGCCATCGCACACTATGACAAGCTGCACGGTATGCGGGGGCGACTGATTAGAGAGTATGCAAAGTCCGACAAGGATCGCATTAAAGACTCTGAGAAGCTTAAGGGCTGCACGTTAACGTTCAGGCAGTTGAAAACGAATGCGGCAGTTATGGCAACTCGCTGGATTAGGTACTACGAGCACTTCTTAAAAACCGGAGTAGTTCAAAAGTCTACTAAACGTACTGGCAAGGGTAAACGCAAGGCAGGCGGTACAACTAATCAGTCGGCTAGTAATAAGCCAAAAGATACTACTAGCCTAAATACTGATACTCCTAATACTCCTGATACTCCTGATACTCCTGATACTCCTGAGACCCCGCCGGTCACTGAGTATGATGCTGTTACGGTAACAGCCGAGGAGCTGATAGGTAAGAGGCTAGTCGAGGAGATAGAGACCCAGTACGAACGGGACGTTGTTTACTCGCATGTCAGACATGCGAACTATGCTCTCATTGCAAAGCCTAGCAAGTCCGACCTTCTAATTAAAAATAGTTATAAGGCGATACTTGATACCGCAACGGCAAGTTGCAAAATAGCAAAGAAAACGTTTGGGAAGTTAGAACGCGCAGCAAAGGCAGCAAAGTTTAAGTAGTATCGCAGCAATCTGGTGGGACATGGATGTCCCTACTTTTTAAACCCTTTTAATTTAACAGGAATAAATGCAATGAGATTAGATATTGAATTAAGTGAGACCGAGATACACGTCATCCGCATGGCACTGGAAGAGCAGAGAAAGTTTGTACGGTACATGGAAGGGCATGTCGAAACACTGGATGGTTTACGAGCACGGTTTAAAGACCTAGCATCAATACCGCTACCTACACCCTAGCACCGCAGTAAACGGGCAGGCCTTCGGGTCTGCCTTTTTTTTCGCCTCGATTTTATGCCTAGGTATCTTCGGATACCCTTGATACCAGTTGAAGAACTGCTAACTGCCAGCTCTCCTTCGCGCAAAGCCCCTGCGTGTCTGCGTCTAAGCTGCTTACATATGTAAGCAAGATACCTCGATACCAGTTAGCTAACTGCTAACTGCCCCTAAGGATAGCAATGTTCCTTCTGTTACTTTTTAGGTTTTCGTAAATGGAACAGTTGTTTGCTGATATTAGGCTAAATTTAAATTTTATTGTTTAGTATTGTTTAGTATTACTTACTTATATATATATATTATTATTATTATTATTATTGTTCCATTTGTTCCATCTGTTCCATAGCTTTTCCGAGTCTGCCAGAATTGTTTTGGTTTGAACTGACAGTGGTTCTGTTAGCCCCCCTTAAAGCTAATATCCCTAGAGTGTGTCAAATCTATGGAACACTTGGAACATTGTCACTTTTCGCGTCACCATTGGCCTAGCACCTAATACCTTAAAAGTAACGGACGGAACACTTGGAACATTACCCCCTGAAAACGCCCTAAATATCTTACATAAACACGTTTACCTAGCTTGACTTAAGAAAACAAGTTTGTCATACTTTACACCGTCAGAGCAGCAAACAAACCAATAACCCGCTTACATATGTAAGCAACAACGGAGCAAGACCAATGAGAAAAATAGAACAGCAGATGATCGAAGCAATAAAAACAAACAAGAACTGGAAAGGTGGCAATACTGAAGTGGATGTAATGTGGGATTTCCCCTGCAAGACACGCACTAACATATACCTGCACGGCAATCACATAGCCATTGTCCACCAAGATAGTAGCCACGGCGGTCAACCTTGGGAAGTAATACCTATGCGTCGCACTTTCCACGACTGGCCTACCCCAACTACCCGTAGCAGACTGCGCGCCTTGGGTGTAGATGCGTCTATAAGAAATTTCTGTGCAACGCTTGACGGAGAAGAGGTATGACTAAGCAAAACAATTGGATGGTGGGCGAAGCATACAAGCCCTCGAAAGAACGCCGTGCAGAACTGCGTGAGACCATGAAGGTATGGGATTTCCACGATGAGTTCGCATGGTCGAAAACTAAGCCGTGGTGGCTACGCCCCCTGCAAGTACTGGGGTTTGTAGCTGCGGGTATCGGGCTAGCAGTATGTATCTGCTATTCAACACTAATTGTACTTTCACTATAACCCGCTTACATATGTAAGCAACAACGGAGCAAGACGATGGCAATTTACCAAGTTGGGATTCACTTTGAAGAGGGACAAGTTCTTACCGTCGAAGCGGAAAGCGAAGAAGCGGCTCAGAAGATAGCGATGGATGCAATTAAGGAGTGGGGCGGAACAGAATACCCCAAGAAGTTCGATCCGTGGTGTAGGCATCATGAGTTTTGTGTGACGCATATAGAGGAGCAAGACAATGGATAAGATCATTAAAGCAACCGACTGGAAACAAGAGTTGAGGGATTTCATCAACGATAAGTCTAAGAAGTACGATATGCCCAGAGATAAGTACGGGTACATCAACCTAATGGCACAGCTAGCAGCAAATAATGAAATAGATAGA